GCGTTAGACACTATCAAGAGGAGTTCGAAAAGGAAAATAAGACTTCTAAATACATGACCGATAGTTGTAACACTCTAACCAATAATGAACACAAAAGACTAAATGTTATCGTTGATACAAAAACAGGTGAGTTACTGAGTAAACCTAAATGCTCATATAGATATTACACTCAGTTAATGGAAAACTACCGAAGTGGCATCAAAGCACTTGGTTTTAAGCATCATGCAATAGAGCGTAATATTAAGTCTTTTCTTAGAAAATATGGCATTAAAAACAAAGAGCTATTTAAAAAAATAGATTCATCTTTAGCAATTGAAAAACTCAGAGAAAATATTATTTTATTGCGAGCAGATACAATTACAGGCTCAGAATTCCGTAGTGATTTATTATCACTTAGGATTGAACATCATGCATTTTATATGTTTGAACCAAAGGGTGCTGTAAAAGATTGGATCCGCGATGATGATAAAAAACAACTAAACAAAAAATTACATAGTCAAATTCTTGTTAACCCTGAATGGGTGAAAAGTCTTTCTCACGATCTTTTAACTAAAAAATCACCATCAACAAGTGAACTATGTATAGGCATAGCAATAGCCACTGGCCGACGACTCACCGAAATAATGAAGACGGCTAAATTGAAGGTCGTTGATGATGAAACGCTATTGTTCAGTGGTCAATTGAAAACTAAAAATAGACATTTATTTGAAGATATTACATCTTACAAAATACCATCAATGATAAAAGCAGAAATCGTTGTTAAAGCATTGAACAAAATAAGAAATGATACAAGTAAGGACTTGCTTAAATACAATGATGTACTTGGTGAACCTGTTGAATGTACTGTTTCTGAAGGCGATGTAAAAGACTATGATCACAACAGAGCAGTACAGAAAAAATATGAAAGCACAATTAATAGAGCTGTCCGTTCATTATTACAAAATGGTAATTTCAGCCTAAAAGCTTGTCGTGCTTTATATACAGAGGTTACTTACGAGGAGCATGCTAAAGACGGTGAAGCACGTTCAGCATACAGACATAGAGTGTTAGGCCACTCACTAATCGAGACCCAATTACATTATGAATCTTTTAAAATAGATAAAACCATTAACAGTATTAAGCTGATTGAAGAAGAAAAAACAGAACAAAACTCAGACCAACAACAGGCGCTGGTGGACTATCTCACTCTAGCTGATTCTATTGTCAATTGTTACGCTCGAGCACCAAAAATTGCCATTATGCATGCATGGCTAAAAAATGAAGTTAGTAACGGCTTGTTGATTGAAAAAATAACACCATCGTATATTCGTAGACACTGCCTTATTGATGGAAAACAATTAAACCTCAACACAATTAAAAAGTATGTTGAGGAATTTATAAAATTAAGCCAATACACTCCACCAAAACCTAAAGATAAAAAACCTGAGAGCAAAAAAGCTCAAGAGATTTATGATCTTGAAGTTAAAATAGAAGAGATGCAGACCCGAGTTACCGATATTTCTGACGAACGGGAGGGGCTGGACGATGAACTTGTACAACTAAAAGAACGAATCGAAGAAGTTGAAGAGGAAGACGAAGAACTTGAACTTGAACAAGAGTCACTTAATGATGAACTAGAAGATATGCAATTTAAACTTTCTGAACTAGAAACTGAGCTAGAAGCTGAACAAGCCAAGAAAGAAAACGGACAAAAAAATGAAATTGCAGAACCTGAGCTACAATGGCCAGATGCTGATGACATTGACATTCAGGCTAAAAAAGATGGAAAAATGTGGCATGTTTGGTCAAGTGTTAATGGCAAAACATTTGAACAATGGACTGGTGGACGTAAAACCCTAGCCATTAAAGAGTTACGTAACTACTACCGAAAATCCGTGGCAAAGTTGGTCAACTAAAATTTTTATCATTATGATCACAGTCGCATAGGCTGTGATTTATTTCTGCTGCTTCCTTTAGATTTTGTAATGCTGCAGACAGCGAATTACTTAAAACAACACTGGACACACCAAGCCCTGCGCTATGCGTTAGCTCTAGCAATTCAATAATTGCGACCCCCTTCTTTATCGAAAAATTCAACTGGTCTAATAAATCTATATGTTTACTGCAGAAGTTGCACATGGATACTTTCCCTGTAACTCGTTGTTTAAATAGGTGTTATTATCGTAGATATAGTAAAAATATATTAGGGTGAAAAATACCCTACAAAGTTTGTTAAAATGCACGAATGTCGCAGTACGATGGGGATGACGGTTACATCCACGCGTTGACAAACTTCTTTAAGTATCAACCAGACCCGTGTGGTATCAAGAACACTCAGTCAGTGTTTATTTATGCAAACGATCCATTTTGCAATTTAGTAGGTATGCGTAAAATTGAGGGATTACAATATTCAGATATGGAGTGCGGAGCTGCCAATTTTGCAGAGCACTTTCAAGAGCAAGATCGGCTTGTAGAACGTAGTCGGGATAAGCAAATTATCCTGGATGTTCACCCCTACGCGAATGGTTGGCAAGCCTACATAACTACAAAAACACCTCTCATACTTCCATCTGGTAAAGTCGCAGGCACCATATTTCAAAAACAAAACCTAGCAAATAAGGCTGGCCGTGTTGAGCAAGCATTAGTTAATTTGCTAACGCCAAGCAAAAACTTAAACTTTGACAATTACATGGATATTCAACTAACTGAACGAGAAGAACTGATATTATTTTTTCTACTTCGAGGTAGAACCGCTAAAAATATAGCTGTAACACTAAACAGATCATATAGAACAATAGAACATACACTGGATAGAATTCGCAGTAAGTTTGATGCTGTAAGTAAAAGTGATCTTATAACTTTGGCCGTATCAAAGGGATATTACAAAATGATACCGCAAGCCCTATTTCACACTCAAGCGTCAATATTACTGACCTAACTATCCTTGTCTCTTCACCGCTACCTTAAAATACCCACACAATTGTTCAGAAGTTAGCTCTCCCCGTTGTATTTCTTCTAAATCTCCTCTGCTTAACCACCCCATTGCTTGTGATAACGTGATACTGGTGTTGGCTATTGCAGATGATATAGCGTTTTCTATCCGTTCTTTGTCCAACTTCAGATCATGGGGATACTTCTCAACTGTATATATAACACTACTTGCGAAAGTGTCCCCATGCGCTGAGGCTAGTGTGGGCGCAGCTTGGGTAGGTAATATAGTCTCTGTGGTGGGGATTGCAGCCGGGATTGCACTAGGCTGTTCTGAAGCTGTTTCTTTTTCTTGGAAGTGTAAACTGCTCACACCTTTTGTTTTGCGTAATTCAACATAGCTCATCACTGCTTCCCAGCTATCTGGTTTAATAAATAGCTTGTTTTTGCCGCCTGTCTTGCGCTTATTTACTATCAAGCCAAAACGGGTAAGGATACCCTTTATAAAGGTTGTCGGGTCTTTTGGTAACGATTTAGGGTTAACATAAGAACCAATTTTAAGAGAGTTATATAATTCTATACTTGTTTTGTCTTTTAATAATTCAGACATGACTGAACGGCATTCTTTGTGAGTGAATTCACCAGCTCCTGTCATTCTATCTAGACCTAATATTTCAAAGGTTTTTACTTGAAGGTGACGAGTTGCTAATTTGAAATTATGTCGAGTTATTACAACCTTGTTTTTCATCTGTGCTTTATCATATGCGGTTGCTTCAGCTTCAGTGGATTGTAATAATTCCAATGCGGCAACCTTTTTAATACCACGATCATCATAAAAACCTATAACATCTGAATCTATGTCATCAACACAGAGCTGGTTTTTCATGTGATAGCGGTCAATCTGTGCAGATTCCTCTACAGAGCGTACTTCACTACGGCTTAATTTTTGGTAGGTATCTTCATCTGGTGTTGTTTGGCTCATCACCATGTTATTACGCTTTTGTTTAACCATTGCTTTGCCGAATTCTTTCATTGCTTTTGCTGATTTTATGTCACATTCATCTTTGGCCATAAGACCAACTCGATAACCGTCGGCTATTAAAATTAATAACAAGTTGTTGGCAAAATCATTTCTAGCCATGTTTTCGCTAGCGATGGTGCTTAATCTTACTTCATCAAAAATAGTCTTGCGTCGTCTTAAAATAATTTCGTCACAGGTTTCCTCAAAATCGACAGTAAATTCATCTGCAGCAACTAGGCCACGGTAAATAGCTTCTCTGTCAGTATCACGTTGCGTATTGTTAATTCCGATACCTAAAACATAATCACACGCAGTACGATCTCGACGCATCATCTGTACAGCATCCGTTGGAGGCACAACACAGTGGAAAATAGAAACATGTTTATCAAAATGCTTGGTTGTAATTGAAACGCCAGAACTAATTGCTGGGGAATAAATAACAACATCATATTTTACACATTCAGTATTTGGTGAATTAAGGAACGCTTCAACTGCAGCATCAGCTTTACTGTCTTTATGTACGTGTAAAACTTTAAGTGCTGGAAATTCTGCGAGGAGGACTTCAACCATTTTCATGCCGTCTTTTGCCGAGTCATTAGCAACCAGCACTTTTTTTCCTTGTTCTGCAGATTTTATAACTTCTGAAAATGCACTATCTACATCAGTGTGTAAGATATTAATATGATCGCATCCGCCATCAACTTCTATGATATAAATTGGTTCACCTGGTCTTGCCATTTCACATAGTTCAACCAGTTCATCATTTGCATCAGCATCACAGAGTAAAACTCGGTTAGATGATTTCATTGCAGCAATCAGTCCGTCCATCACTTTTACAGGATTTTCAACAGTACCGTTGGCAACATGGCGCATTACCTGGCTAGCTTCATCAATACATAATGTATTCACAGTTTCAAACCAACTTAGGCCATCATTATTTTTAAATTTAGGTTTGATAATAGAGTTTACGCAACATGCAAGATGTGAAATATATGGCATTTCAACGGCCATTACTTCTTGATAATTGCTGATGTTTAGTCTGGTTGATGCATCACCGATTAATGAAATTCGGTGAGCAACATACGCTGATTTGTTTTCGGCATGCATTAATGGCTTGATAAGTTTTTCTGTTTTACCAGAACCCATTGGAGAACGTACTATTACACTTCCCTGCAGGCTACTTGCTAAGTCTAAAATATTATCAGGCAAGAGGACATTGTTATGTTCTGGAACATATTTTCCATCTAGCCGAATATAGTTAATATGTGGTTTTGATAATGTTTGGTGAGAGAATGATCGTAAACTCTTAGCTTTATGTAATTTACCTTTTGCTAACCATACTATTCTGTTCCGCACTTTAAAGTGATTAATAGAACAGTCGGCTGGTAAATTATCCATAACATAATTAAAAACATCTTCCGAACTGTGCACGATAGGTGAAAGCATCATACCTGCACCTACGGCTTTTAATGCTTCATCAGTTGAATTTTGTTGACCTGAATATTTTAATCGTTGTAAGCAATAATCAAAATAATGCGATTCAGATTTAAGCTTGCAGGATCTTGATTTAATTTGTTTAGCCAATTCTTTCAAGCCGATAAGGCAATGCAAGTCATTCCAATCGGTTGGTTTTGTATTGAGTTGTTTTTCGTCTAGTTCAGAAAATTGTGGTAATACAGCTCGGACATTTAATTCTTTATGAATTTCTAATGCTGTTAATGCGCCTTTATTGCCGACATGTGGTTTCCATGCGTCGTTATCTGCAGCGTTAATTAATGCAAGGTCGGGCATAACACGTTTGTATTCACGCACTACTTTTTTCAAATTGTCAGCATTCATTGCGACAATAACAGGAACACTTGTCGCTAAATAAATACTTGCACCAGTTGCAAAACCTTCACAAACATAAACCCACTCGGCATCATGTAGATTACCAATAATACAATGAGCACCATCGAATTGGTGATCATCAACAGCTACAGTATATTTCTTAAACTTGTCATATAAACGCTGTAATCCTATATATTCACCATGCACATCATGTAGGCGAACACCAACAAAATCACCATGTACATCATGTAGGCGTTTAAGATCGATGGCTTTGACGACTTCGCCAATTTCTTTATGTTGTAAATAAGAGAATGAGCCATCTTCTTGGGATAAAAATCGGACAGCCCCGTGAGGTTGCGGGGTGGTAATCTGTCCGATGTAAACTGATTGATATTCTAAGTGGTCGCGTTGTCGTTTATCTCTAGCTAGCTTTTCTTCTTTGGCTAATTCAGCAAGACGGATTTCGCGTTCGGTACGTTTGATTTTTTGTGCTTGTTGCCACTGTTGTAATTTTGCTGGTTCTAACTGTACGCCTTTTTCTCTTTCGTACATTTCAAGCAGAGCTTTATAGCCATCAAATGTTGCTGTATAGCCACCATCTTTTTTAGTTGTAAAGTTGATGTGTGGATAATCAATACCACCTGCAGTACGTTTGATAGAACCGTAAACAGTTACTTTTTCGTTGTAGCTTTTTTTTAGTGTTCCGATTTTTCCGCGAAATTTAGCGTCATTGAGAATTATATGATTAGAAACGCTGTTCCAGTCGATTTGAACGTCTGCAGCTATATCAGTAATGTCGTGGTGACAATAATCAAGAAGGGAATAGGGATCAGAGTTAAATCGTTCCTGATAAAAGTTTTGTAATGTAGTTCTTTTTTTATTAAACATTAAAACCTCAAATATACAAAGATACAAATGCACAAAAACGCATTTAATCAAATGATTGCAATCTTGAGGTCAGTGTTCTACACTACATATGTCAATTGTTTGTTCGTAGTGTTGACTTGGGTGCCAGCCCAATACTAACCTCAAATACTAAATAATTCTTAAAAAACCTAAGTTACCAGCTTAGGTTTTTTTCGTTTTAGGGTATAAACCCTTGAAAAACTATTTCATTTCTTAATACACCTATAGAAAATAGTAGACATCGGTAGCTATGGCTATGTTAGTTTACCGCAAAAATTCAATTATTAGCAAATAAATAATTTACGTATAGTTAAACCGACTAATCAACATGACAAACCATGTCAAAAACAACTCCACAAATTAATAGTTCTTGTTCAATTTTCATCATGGGATATTGTGGATTTAGTGGTTTAAGATATTTTTCTGCACCGTCGGTGACTAATTGTTTAAATGTTGCTTGCTCTGTATCTGCTTTTATAGCCACTACATAAGACATATTATCAGGTTGTTTATTTGGATCTACCAATATAAAACATCCTTCTGGAAAGCTTGTTTTGTATGGAGACTGCATGCTGTCGCCTCGAACTTCTAGTGCATAACATCGAGGGGGAAGATTTGCTCTCGGAGCTACAATCCATTTTTCACACATCTCAGGAAGTATGGCTTTTTCTGTGTCAGTCCAGGTTCCTGCTTGCACCCAAGACAAAACAGGTACTCGTTGAATTGGGTCTTCTTGAATTTTTGCAAGATGACCACCTTCAGATTCAGACAACATTAAGTCGATAGTGGTACCTAATGAGCGTGCAATGTTTCTCGCTATTAGAACATTTGGGAGAAGTTCATTTCTCTCTATACGCGAAAGATGACCTGGCTGTGTGGCACAGTTCATCTCTTCGCACATTTTGTGCAAAGTCCATCCCTTGGCCTTTCTTAATCGTCTTATGACGTTACCTAAATTCATCTTGTGATCATCACCTATATTTTTGTAACTTTCAATTGCATATACGTAAAAATCCATTGCAACATTATTTGTTTATATGCAAAAATGACGAGTGCCCAACACTTAGTCGTACAGGACGCTAAAAATGACGGAAGATAAAATAATTATAGACCACACAAGTCGCTTACTTCAGGACACTCCGTGGAGTATTGAACGGTTTGCAATCGAATTGCTAACACCTAGGCTGGAAGCATTAGAGCTGAGTGATGAAACAAACATTACTAAGGCTGATGAGTACCAGCGCTGGAAAACAGCGAAGGGTGTACAAGTTGGTCGAATTTTACGTGCAACAATGAATTTTCCAATGTCTTGGAAATGGGCTTGGGTTGATTCTTTGCCCGAGCCGTACCACTCAGAATGTAGAAAAGACTTGCTTGCTTTAGCAGGTGTACTTGATGTTCCAGTTCCTAATATAAAAAGTACCAAATGTGGCTGTGCTACTAAGTCTAACTTAGCTGAAATGATGCGAGAGTTTGCAGATGTTGTGGCCAGTTCATCCCCAGCGCAAGATGGCGTTTATGATGCCAATGATAATAAAGCTGATACTCAAAAATATACTGATGAAATTATAGATGTTATTGAAGTTTTGCATCGTGAGTTATTTGCAGTATTTCAAGGAACAGGCTGCATGAGTAAGCGCTCTCATTTAATTGTAGTTAAGGCTGTTGGCTGATGAGTGATATAGCAGACCAAGCTCAAGGAGTTATTGAGCAACAATTAGCCGCAAGTTTATCAAAGATAAAGCCAAGCATTAATCCTGTTTTACCCAGCGCTGTGTATTGTGACGATTGCTATGAGGATATTCCTCAAGCGCGTCGTACTGCGTTGCCAGGTGTTCGTTTATGCGTTGGTTGTGCATCGGTAAAAGAGATGCATCAACGACAATATAGATAGGGGTGGGGAATGAGACAGGCGCATAATGAGCAACAACTTGACTGGATGCGTGTGAGAATATTTCAGGCGCATTCTTTACATTTACAAGGACAGTCTTTATTTGATGGTACTCAATATTGCATCCCTTCATCCCATATTAAATTAGCAAAATCAAAAGAAGAAAGGATTGAAAAATCGGTGCGAGGTGAGTCTTTTGTGAGAGGTCGTGAAGTACGCAAAGGTAAAAGCTTGATGCCATTACCACCTTGGGCTTTTGAAGATAGTCGTGTTGTCCGTGTTGTTAATGAGTTGCCTGATTCACAAAAAAACTGGGTAATGTACGCATATAGTGATTGTTATAATTGGGATCATGAGTCTGGAGCCGTATGTGCTTTGTGGTCTGAATTTGAATCTGAGTTAGGTAATGTGCGCGAAGAAACCCGTCAAAAATTAAAAGGGATGGCTTACCTTTGTGTGCAAGATTATAAGGTAATTAAAAACCGTGGAAAACCAGCACACTTACCGTCTCACATCCGTACGTTAATTGACGTTCCTGATGGTAACTGGCGTAGAGATTGGTTGCCAAAATGGCGTGAAATGCAAAAAATATTGGGTGAATTTGATAGCCATGCATTAGCCAAAGTGTTGGAGGTTATGCGTGGAACAGCTGCCTAAAGCAGTCCCTTGCTCAGAGTGTGGAACAGAACCCGAAATGCGCCACGATGAAAAACGTGGCCTTTTTATGCTTGCGTGTCCTAACTGTAAATATCATGCTGATCCGTTTTATACCAAGCGTGGTGCAATTTTCCGATGGAATAAAATCAATGAGGTTCATAGAGAGTGTTTAGGTTGTTCTGGTCAGCCTAAATTACGTTACAGCAAGTTGCGTGATATGTGGTTATTTCAGTGCCGAGGTTGTGGTTGGAGAGAGCATTTAAGTCATACAGTGCAAGGGGCTATGACTGGTTGGCATCGTGCTAATGAAAAAGGAAATTGTCACACGCACATGCTTTGGCATGAAAGGTATAAGGGGATGGTAACAAAACCCCTATAACAATCTACAAGAGAAATCATCAAGTCGTCAGGTAGTTTAAAATTAAATATTAGGAGTTAATATGAGTAGACAACCATTAGATAAAGGTCGTATTGCGTACATAGCTGAAAAGTATCAGAGCAATCAGCGAGATCCACAATCGGGGCAACCAGTTAATAAAAATCGTTATGCAACTGTGGGTCGAGCTACTAAGTGGGCTAATCAACAAGGTGAAAGTGTTGAGCTTGAGTTAGATACTATCCCTATCGGCCATAGTGGTTCATTGAAGTTGTTTATTTTTTGGGATAGTAACAACAACGCTCAACAACAAGGAGCACCACAGGCGTATCAAACTAATCAGCCACAAGGTGGTTATCCATCTGCACCACAACAACAGACAGCTCATCCTGCTCAGCAATATCGTTAGGTTCTAGAGATTGGATTTAATTTGTTGTTATGCGGCTAGGGATTATAAAAAATGAAAGTAATGATGTACAAAGAACGTGGCGGAGTTCACTGGTGTTTATGTAAAGTAATAGCTGAGTATGACGGAAAAATATGGTTGCATAATTTGCACAAAGGAACAATGCCAGTGAAAAGTAAAAAATCTATAGAGTTAAAAGAGGCTGGTTGTTACTTGGAAGAGTTGCAAGTCGTATAACACTATAATACAGATTAAAATTTATACCTTGATACCTATAACTAAGCATTTAGAATAATGTGCTTATTTCGTATCAAGGATAAAAAAATGAATAAAAATATCTTAGTTGTTGGTACAGTAGTTGTTGCTGTTGTGATGTTATTGGGTTTTGGTAGTAGCCATCAAAAAGCGGTTGATCAAGTCGAGCTGGCTTATGTCAATGCATACTCTAGCGTCAAAGGGTATGCGGTTAAGTGTCAGCATAAAGAAGTTGATGAACGACAATGGTTACGATGTGAAAGTTCTCCAGTTAAAAATATTGGGTTATGGGAAATTGTTGGCACTGATGGTCAGTATCAATATCTAGCAAGCAACGGCAAGGCATTGGCTGTTATGAGTAGGTTTAATCAGCCAGAGTTTAAGCGTAACTCGTCATCAATTAATGTACTTAGTGCATTTGATGGTTAAAACAAACAAACAAACAAACAAACA